GTAGCAACTGTAACTATTTTAATGGATGTAGCGTAACATGGCAAAACTTACTCTTACAGATTTAACTCAGTTAAGTTCTAATGAAACTTCAGCAGTAACAGCAATCAATAATAACAATGCAGCTATTGAAGCAGCTTTAGAATTAACACTTACACGTAGTGGNACTGCNCCTAATACATTAACTGCTGACTTAGATATGAACAGTAAGAAACTTCTTAATGTTGCAGCTGGAACAGGTGCAGCAGATGGGGTTAACTTTGCTCAACTTACAGCAGCTACAGGGCAAGTTCCCGGTCTAAGTATGACTATGGAAACTACTCAGACTGATGCAGATCAAGGTAATGGTAAAGTATGGTTTAATGCAGCAGTAGCTTCAGCTACAATTATGTATGTAGACGATCTTGATTCAGGGGGTGGGGCTATCTCAACCTTTGTACAAACATGGGATAACTCTACTAACGCATCTTCACGTGGTTATATCTACGTTGTTCAAAAAGCTTCTGCTGTTAATTACGCGGTTTTTGAAATCGATGGAGCTGTTACAGATGCTTCAGGGTACACAAAAATACCTGTAAACTATATGAGTGGTGATGGTACACTGGCTGACACTGATCCAGTATCAGTCCATTTTACTAGAACAGGTGATAAAGGTTCTGTACCAGCTACTCTAGAAATGTTATGGGAAAGTACTACTACTGACACAGATCAAGGTGCAGGAAAACTATGGTTAAACAATGCAACCATAGCATCTGCTAATGTTCTTTATATAGATGATGTAGATAACGCTGCTGGAACTAGTATAAATAGTCAGGTTGATACGTGGGATGATAGTACAACTGTAGGGCTTAGAGGTACTATTACTTTTGTTAAACAAACAGATGCAGCTATCTTTGCTACCTTTAATGTTACTGGCGCTGTAACTTCTGCATCTACGTATAGTAAGATTGTAGTTACTCACGTTACAAGTGCTGGCTCGTTTACTGATGGAGATGTTATTAACGTACAGTTTGTACGTACAGGAGACAAAGGAGCTACAGGTTCAACAGGCTTAACAGGTTCAACAGGTGCTCAAGGACCAGCTGGCGAAGGAGACATGAATGACTTAGTTGATGATACATCTCCTCAACTAGGTGGTGATCTTGATGCAAATGGTCACCAAGTGCAATGGTCTAAAGGTGCTGATGTAGCCAGTAATGGAGCGTTAGCAGTCGGCACAGATGGTAACTACTTTGACGTTACAGGAACAACAACTATTACTTCCATAAATACTACAGGGGGTATTGGTACTCTTATCAAGTTACACTTTGATGGAGTTGTTCAACTAACACATCACGCAAGTAATTTAATCCTAGCGGGTGCAGCAAACTTTACTACAGAGGCTGGAGATGAGCTTGAATTTGTAGAGTATGGTTCTGGTACTTACCGCATGACAGGGTGGTGTCTTGCAGGAACAGCTCCCGGTGGGGGAGGAGGAGGCGCTTTCTTAGGGGAGGGTGCTTCAGGTTCTTCTGTTGGTAGTAGTGGAGATATTATCAGAGTGAACGAACAAACTTTAAATACCAGTCAGACAATGGCAGCTACTGACAACGGTTCAGCTACTGGCCCATTAACTATAGCTAGTGGAGTGACTGTGACACTATCCTCTGGTGCAACATTTAAGGTGCTATAATGAGTGATTTAAAAGTTGATGCAATAACTGCCGCAAACGCCAACACTGCTATTACAATTAAAGGTGCTGGCACTGGTAAAGTAAAACTAGGTGATGGCAACTTATTATTCCCAGATGCAGACGGTAGTGCCAATCAGCTCATCAAGACGGATGGAAGTGGTAATTTAGCATTTGTAGATGCGGCTGGCATAACATTAGGGTCTGACACAGCCGCTACGTCTGGAAATAGTGTAACTTTTGGAAGTATACCAGCAGGGACAAAATTAATTATTATAAATATAGAAGCGCTTTCATCAAATTCGACTGGAACTATGGGCGTTACAATCGGTGATGCTGGCGGTCTTGAGACATCTGGTTACGTTGCTGGTCATACAGAGGCGCAAGCTGGTACTCAGACTACAACTTCTACAAGTCAATTTCCTATTGTTACATCTTTTATTGCGGCAAATAATATTTCTGGAACAGTTACACTAACCCTAAAAGACGCGGCAAATTTTACTTGGGTTCAAACACATAGTTGGAATGACGCAGGAGATTTAGGTTGGGGTGCAGGAGTAAAATCATTGTCTGCGGAATTAACACAGTTAGCTATTGTCACAGCAAACACGTTTGATGGTTCTGGCTCAATTAGTATTACATATATGTAAAAGAAGGAGATTGATGTGAGTACAATTAAAGCTGATGCCATAACCGCATCAACGGGAACAAATACGAACATTGCTATTACTGGAAAAGGTTCTGGGAAAGTTAAATTAGGCGACGGCAATTTATTATTTCCTGACGCTGATGGAAGTGCGGGTCAGCTCATCAAAACGGATGGAAGCGGTAATTTAGCATTCACAGATGGTGGTGGTGGCAGTACCTATGCGTCTGCCGCTACAACAACAAGTAGTGGAGGAACAGTTTTTGGCTCATTACCAGCAACTGCAAATACTTTTATAATTTCTTTCTATAAAGCTAAATTTGGTGGAGAGATGCAAATGCAAATTGGTGACAGTGGCGGCGTTGAAACGTCTGGGTACTCAATGTTCACTGGACGGTTACAAGGTGGAACATCGGAAAATCATGGAACAACTACGTCGAGATTTAGAGGTTATTCAGATGCCAACATTGCACAGACTGGTTTCTGGCTGTTACAAAGAGCACACGCAGGAGAACATACGTGGGTTGCTTGGATTTCTGCAACTGGCGCAGATGGGCTAGGAACAGTCTTTAATCAATTTGGAACTGGGTTTAAAACTTTATCAGGCGCATTAACTCAAATTTCTATCCCAGCCGATGGAGAGACTTGGTCAGACACAAACGGAAGAATTGCAATTCATTATTTTTAGGAGATTAAAATGTTTTTATCTATAACGGGCGCAACAGAAGACAATAAATTAGCTAAGTATCAGCCGTTTGAAAAAGAAGCTGATGCTGTTGCTCATGCAAAAGAATACAACGGTTTTTCTATTAAAGACCCCGAAGGTGATCGTGATTTTTGGGCAGTTGATATGGCTAAAAAAACTGTAACAAGAGACGATTCAGCGGCAACTACAGCGGCTACAGCTAGAAAAATGGTAGGAATACGCAGTAAAAGAAACGCTTTGTTGGCTGAGACAGATTGGATGGCAAATTCAGATGTGACTATGTCAGACGCTTGGAAAGCCTACAGAAAAGCTTTGAGGGATGTGCCAGCTCAAGCTGATATGGACAAAATTACTTGGCCTACTAAGCCGTAAGGAGAATAGAATGTCTACTTTGAAGTCTGATGCTGTTACAGCGGTTACAACTAATGGCGCTATAACTATAACAGGAAACGGAAGTGGTAAGGTAAGACTTGGTGACGGAAACCTTATTTTTCCTGATGCTGATGGCAGTGCGGGTCAATACATAAAGACTGATGGGTCAGCTAATTTAGCATTCGCTACGTTACCTACTGCTTCACAAGACATGGTTTTGTTAAGCACAACAAATGCTTCAACGGCTTCAACCGTAGATTTAACTGGTAACTTCACAACGACATATAGCAATTACATGGTCAGAGGTGTTGATATATTTGGATCAAACAGTACAGAAACGCTTATGATGCAAGTGATATTTGATAGCACTGCAATCACTGGGTCTGTGTATTACGGGCATCTTGTAAGATCAAGTAATTCATCAAATAATTATTCTGGTCAAGCGATGAATGGGACAACGGCATTTAATATAATAAATCAACTTAGCTCTGCTTCAACGCAAGGAACGGGGTTTGTTTTAAATGTTTTAAATGCTCCAGCAACATCAAACAGTTACAAGTTCTTTACTTGGAACGGAGCGTCAGCAGAAGGCTGGTCAATAAATTATGGAGCTGGTGGTGTGAATGACGCATCTAGCTCTAACATGACTGGCATGAGATTCTTAATGTCTGCTGGCACGGTTAGCGGTAAATTTTTATTGTACGGGATTAAATAAATGGCAAGACATCATTGCACTTCAGACGGAAATATAGCTTACACGGCAGAGGAAGAAGCCGCACAAGATATTATTGATAAAGCATATGCAGATGCCGCACCAGCGAGGGCTTTAGCAAACATTAGAGAAAAACGTAACCAGCTGTTAGCAGACACTGATTGGTGGGGCGCATCTGACAATACAATGAGCGATGCACAAAAAGCTTATCGTTTAGCTTTACGCAACTACCCAACAACGTACACCGCTGATAACAAAGCCGCTTGGCCTACAAAGCCGTAAAATTATGGACCCACTAACTATTGGAATAGCAATTGCTGGCACTAAGAAACTCCTAGAAAGTGCTAACGATTTAAAAGATATAGCTGGTGGGTTAGATAAACTATTCCATGCTACGGAGAACAAACCTAAGAAGGTAAAGAAGAAGTTACCTAAGACTAGGACACAACAGTTACTCCGTATGAAAGCTGGCGATGCTGACTACGACGATGACACAAGTATAAGTGCAGTAGCTAATGACATACTAGAACAGAAAAAAAATGAAAGAGCGTTAGAAAACCTAGGTATAGAGATAGATAACAAGTTTGGCAAAGGTACGTTTGATGCTATTAAGGAAGAACGCCAGAAACGATTAAATATTAGAGCAAAGAATACACAAAAAGCTAAAGAAAAAGCTAAACATCAGAAAGAAGAAAACGATGCGTTCTATGATAAAATGTTTGGATACCTAATTGAAGTTGGTAAATTAGTGTTAGTGTTAGGTGCGACAGGCATAGCAGTCTGGATAGTATGGGCTAATCGTTGTACGGAGGGATCATGTTAGATGGAGGGAAGTATAGATATAAAGCTCCTGCTTTCTTTAGGAGCCATGTTAGTCTCTGTTGTATCTGCCAGTGTAATTGTAAAACAGAAGTTAGCATCAGTAATAGAACAATTAAATGATTTAAAAAAAGACTATGAAAGTAGACTAAGATCATTAGATCAAAGGACAGATAAACAAGAAAACTTAATTGACCTTAACTCACAAAAAACAGAAGTGTTATCTTCTATCTTATCTCCTTCTAAGTTAGAGTCACAACACAGAGAGATTGAACGTATTAATATAATGACACATAATAATTCAGATCGTTTAACAAAGATAGAAAAGATGCACAATGGTGTACATCCAATTGTTAAAGAACGAGGAGTTCACTAATGCC